TGCAGTGCGTCACTGATGCCGTGCTGGCAACCACCAACGAGGAGAAGGCACAAAAGCCAGCAGGTCGGTATACGGGAGGGCAATCGAATATGCGATAGGATTTTTTTCTGATTCTTCTTGCCCACCTTCCCCAAGTTCTGATAGTAATCTCGGCATGATGGCGTGATGCGCAAGCGAGACGCCTGCCACGCAATTCCCAACTCAGCCAGCATGAAGTTCCTCCTCGTGGCTCTTCCACGTGTCCTGAGCAAGCGACAGGAACTCCATCCACCGATCGATGCCGGGTACTTCGTACGATTCGCAGAACCGGCCCAAGGAGTCGAGTCCGCAAATCGAAAGCCTGATGAGCTGGGCAATGTTGGCGCTGCAAAGGGACGGACAGGTTCCCGCCAGACACCATCGTCTGCTGATCGCAGAGCTGGACCGGATCGCACGAGGAGACATCGACCGACTCATGGTCCTGATGCCACCAGGTTCGGCCAAATCAACCTACACATCGTTGCTTTTCCCTGCCTGGTGGTTCACCCAACACCCTACCAGTTCCGTTATAGCGACCTCGCATACGACCAGCCTCGCGGAGCACTTCGGACGGCAGGTGCGGGAGCTGGTGCGGGAGTATGGCGATCAACTCGGCTACCATTTGCACGCCGGCCGGCATGCGGCGGGCCAGTGGCAGACAACTGAACGAGGCGAGTATTTTGCAACCGGTATCCGCGGCCCCCTGATCGGACGACGTGCCGACCTGGTGATCATCGATGATCCGGTCAAATCGGAAGCCGAAGCGGACAGTCTTCTTCTCCGCGATCGCGTCTGGAACTGGTATCGCTTTGACATGACCACCAGGCTCAAGCCTCGTGGTCGGGTCGTGTTGATCATGACACGGTGGCATATGGACGACCTGGCGGGGCGCCTGCTTGCGCAACAACCGGCCGAGTGGCGAGTTCTACGGCTTCCTGCTCTAGCAGAAGAGAACGACCCGCTGGAGCGACCGCCAGGCACGGCACTTTGGCCAGAGTGGGAAGACGAAGCCGCGCTGCGGAGAAAGCGCGAGACGATCGGTGAACGCGCATGGTCGGCTCTGTTCCAGCAGTCACCAAGGCCGATCGTGGGAAGCCTGTTCAAGACTGAATGCATTGACATTCTGGATATGGTCCCAACACGAAATACCGATGTGGCTGTTCGCGGGTGGGATCTTGCCGCGACCTCTCAGGTTGGCGGCCATGACCCTGATTGGACCGTGGGAGTGAAGCTGGCAAGGGACGATCGGGGCCGCTTCATTGTCCTCGATGTTGTTCGTATCCGGGGTACGCCACATCAGGTGGACGAGGCTGTGGGCGAGGCCGCACAGGTAGACGGCAAGGCGGTGACGATCGGGCTGCCTCAAGATCCCGGTCAGGCCGGCAAGCACCAAGCCAACTATTTCGTGCGCCAACTTGCGGGATACCGCATAGACACCTCGCGTGAAACCGGCTCCAAACTCACGCGCGCTGCACCGGTCGCATCGCAGGTTGAAGCCGGCAATGTGGCAATCGTCCGCGCTACTTGGAACCACGCCTTTCTTGAGGAACTGCGAGACTTCCCGTTTGGCCAAAAGGACGACCAGGTGGATGCCCTCTCGCGCGCTTTCACAGTGCTGACAGAGAGAAGTCACCCAGTGCGCCGTGTCGCTCTTCCGGTGTTGATGCGATAGCGGCGTCGCCAGGGCCTGTTCAACCGCCATGTTTGAAACGATCTGTCGTCTCATCCCAGCTGATCCGCTTTACCCAACGCGGACGCACACGCTGGACATCCTGAAGCGCGTACTCGACGGCAAGCTGTACGATGTTCTGCCCTATCAGTTCCACGAGGAGCGGGGCCCCGGCGGTGAATATATCCCCCTGCGCAACCGACGCCCCAGTGTTCGCTACGCGCTCTGTCGTACCATCGTCGAGGACAGCGTCTCTCTCCTGTTCAGCGAGGGTCACTTTCCCACCGTCGACTGCGCCGATCGTGATGTGCGAGCAGCACTCGCCGATATCGTCAAGGAGTCACGTCTCAACCTGATGATGACTGAAGCGGCGATACGAGGTGCCACGGGATCGATCGCTATTCACATGCGGGTGCTTCGAGGGCGAATCTTCTTCGACGTTCTGGAAACCGCCCATCTGACACCACACTGGGATCCCGAAGAACCGGATAAGCTGTTGCGGGTGACCGAGAGATACAAAGTGCCTGGCGAACTTCTCGTCTCAAATGGGTACCAGGTCCCCAACGCCAGCAGTGAGTACTGGTTCGCGCGCGAGTGGGATGCAAATGCAGAAAATTGGTTCGTTCCACTCCCTCTCGACAGCCCAGACATGGCCGCCGTCGACGAAGCGCGGAGCGTGCAGCATAGTCTCGGTTTCGTGCCGATGGTCTGGATCCGGAATCTTCCCGGCCCGTCCTCGACCGGCGATCATGCAGACGGCGCATGCACCTTCCGCGCGGCGATCGAAACACAGATCGAAATCGACTATCAGTTGAGCCAAGCTGGCCGCGGTCTGAAGTACAGCAGCGACCCCACGCTGCTGATCAAGGAACCGGCCACAACAGACAATGAGATCATTAAGGGCGCCGGCAACGCCCTCGTCGTCACTGAAAAGGGCGATGCAAAACTGTTGGAAATCGGCGGTACTGCTTCGGCCGCCGTCATTGAATACGTACGAACCTTGCGAGAGTTCGCCTTGGAGAGTGTGCACGGCAACCGTGCCAGCGCCGATCGGCTGACTGCGGCGCAATCGGGCCGCGCCCTCGAATTGATGAACCAAGGTCTGGTGTGGCTCGCCGATAACCTCCGCGTCAGCTACGGCGAGGGTGCATTGTTATCGCTTGCACGTATGGTGCTGCAGGCTTCGCAGGTCTACCGGCTGCGGGTCATGGGGCGGGAGATTGGCGCCTTGGATCCACTCACGCGGCTCTCGCTGAAGTGGCCACACTGGTATCCAACAACCGCTGACGATCGGCAGAAGGACGCGCAGACGCTCAGTACGCTGGCGAATGCCGGCCAGATCAGCCGGGAGACGGCTGTCAAGGCGATCGCGGCTACCTACGACATCGAAGATGTCCCCGCCGAACTCACCCGCATTCTCAGCGACCAGCACTCGAGCGAAAGCAACTGATGCCAGATCATGAGATGGCTACGACACCGGACCCCGATCCGGTCGCCGAATTGCGCGCCCGCGCCGAGATGCTCGAGCGTCGCCTGGCGAATACCGAACAGGAGGCTCGAGCACGCATGGTGCAGGCCGAATTGAAGGTCGAAGCCCTTCGCGCCGGGATCGTGGACCTGGATGGCCTCAGGCTGCTCGATCCGTCAGAAGTAGAGATTGCTGAGACCGGAGAGGTCAAGAACGCCGCCGACGTCATCACTCAGCTCAGACGGGCAAAACCTTGGCTGTTCGCTGGCGCATCGTCCTCGAGTTCAGCGAATCCTCCGCCCGCTCAGCCTCCCCGACAAAAGCTGGCCACCGAGATGACCGACGCCGAATATCGCGCTGCCCGCGCCGCCATCCTTAGGCATCAATTGTAAAGGATATCCCGAATGGGCATTCAGAATTTCCCGCCAGCCTTGCAGCCTATCATTCAGCAAGGCTTTCTGGAGCGAGAATTCCAGCAGGCGCTGACATCGCGGCTGGGTTATCGGGCCTGCGCCGATCGCGTAAAAATATCAGTCGGCATCGGCGAAACGCTGACCAGAACCCGCGCCGGTCTGAAGCCCAGCGTGACCACACCCATCGTTCCAAGCAGCAACACGGACCTTGATAATGGGCTGATCCCGACTGGCTGGGGTGTTGAGCAGTATACCATTTCCATCAACCACTATGCCGCAACCACTGACCTTAACATGGTCACGAGCAGGGTTGGTATTGCCTCGCAATTCCTGCAGAATGCCTATGTCAATGGAGAGCAGGCAGCGCGCAGTCTTGACGAACTGGCACGCAACGCTCTGTTCAATGCCTATTTCGGTGGCAACACCCGCGTGCGAACCACGCTCGGAAGTCCGGGTACGGCGGTCTCCGTCGACGATATTCGTGGATTTCAGTATGCCTTCATCAATGGCATACAGCAGGTCGTGGGTGTGACCAATCCGCTGACAGTGACAATTGGAACCACTGCCTACACGTTGGTCGGCGCCGCAGCTGATATCACCAACGTTTCAACCGCACCGAATGGTGTGTCGGGAGTCTTGACCTTCTCTGGCAATGTCTCAGTTGCCGATGGTACTGCCGGCAATCCGGTCGTTGCAGCGAATGCTGCAGTGATCGTCCGGCCGGCGCAGCGGAGCACGGCCGCGACCCTGACCGCCACCGACATTCTCACGATGTCCTGTCTGCTGGATGCAGTGTCGAAGTTGCGCATGAACGCTGTTCCCGAAATCGACGGCGTTTATAACTGCTACCTGGATCCCGTATCTGCACGACAATTGTTTGCGGACCCAGACTTCAAGCAATTGTTCCAGGGAGCCACCTCGGCAAACCAGGTGTTTCGACAGGGGATGACCAATGACTTCCTCGGACTGCGGTTTATCCCCACGACAGAAGCGTATGTGCAGCCTCACCCCGCACTCGCTGGTTTGATGGTCCGTCGACCGATCGTCTGTGGCCAAGGAGCACTCATCGAGGGTGACTTTGCCGGGATGGCCGCCGAAGACGTTGCACCAAGAGACTCGATCGTCTCTGTGGTGGATGACGTGGCCATGGTGACCAGAGAGCCAATCGATCGCCTACAGCAGATCATAGCCCAGTCCTGGTATTGGATCGGAGGATTCTGTGCTCCGTCCGACACGACAACAAACCCGACGACTGTCCCCACGGCCACGAATGCGGTCTTCAAACGCGCAGTCGTGGTGGAACACATCGGCTGAGAACTGCAACGACGGAGCATAACATGGCCATCGGCTCCACGACTCCGTTCCGACCGACAGGAACGGTGTCCCTCAGCGCGAGTGCTTCATCAAGCGTGGTGGCACTCGCAGGTGGCGGTGAAACCGTCGTGGTTACGAACACCACGACATCTCTCGCCTACATCCGATTGGGCGCTGACCCGACTGTCTCGGCCACAAATGCGGATATGCCGGTATTGGCCAACTCTCGTGTGATGCTGTCAGCGAATAGTCTGGTGACCTACGCTGCCGGCGCGCTTGTCAGCGGGACTGGCACTGTACTATTCACCCGCGGTGATGGATCCTTCGTCTGATGGCGTTCAGCGGACAGGAGAAGACCGACATTCGGCGGTTTTGTGGGTATCCCGCCTACGGCTCGGCAGCCACCGGCTTCGAGAATTGGCGGTTCTTCCAGGCCTACGGACTTCTTGAATTTCGCATCAACAACCTATCGACGGCAGAAGAGACGGTCGTGAAACGCTACCTTGGTACGCTGCTTGTCCTGGAACACGCGATACCCCGGTCGGCTGACAATCTCGATACCGATCAGGCATCCGTATGGACGCGCAACAGAGAAGAACTGCGTGACCGCACCAGGCTTCTGGACGACTGGCGGAATCGCCTCTGTGGGTTCCTCGGTATTCCGCCGGGACCAGCACTGCACGACAGCAGCAAGACATTGATTGTTTGACATGGACCCTGCTCGACTCACGGATCGTGTCCATCGGGGATTGAATGCCGCCGCCCGGGCCGTGGGCGCCGACACCGATGCTTACCGTCCTTCGGGAGCAAGTGACCCACTGGCACAGACCAATCGGTTCCTTCGCTTACGCGCTGCATTCACGGCTGACGACGGGCGGTTCGCGCACCCGAATGCATATGGTGAAGCGCTATGGTACGGCATCTTTGATGCAGCCTATACTCACCCCGGTGACTATCTCGCGCAAGCAGACAGCGTCTGGTTCATCGCTGCTCAACAGAGACTGCTACCAGTTCTGTGCGTGAAAACCAACCGTGTCGTCTCGTTTTTTCGTGCAGCGGCTCCCGCGAGCACTGGTATCAACAGGTACGGTGGTACCACCGCTACGAACAATCGACCGTTGCTCACGAACTGGCCAGCCTGTGTCTTCGGGATTTCAAGTCGCGGGAATCCCAGTGCGGATCTGCCGAGCGATGCCTCGGTGCCTTATTGGACGGTT